CCCGGCTGTATCCCGGGGCGGCCGGACAGTACGAGTGCACCGCGACGCTGGGTGCGGCAGCCACGGCGCTGGGCACGATGCTGGTCTACCGCGCCGTCGGGGAGCTGCCGGTGGACCCTGGCGGTGAAGTCCTGACGGGATGAGCCGATGAGCAACCTCTACCTCACCAACACCGACATGTCCGGGGTGACCCCCTCGGGGACGGAGACGACCCGCCACAAGCTGAACGGGTCAGCAGGGGCCGCATCAACGGCGCGGAACAAGAACTGCGCGGCGGCACCGCCACTGAAGATCACCGACAGCGCCGCCGCCGGGACCGACGGATCAAGCATCGCTTGGTACTCCGAGCAGCTTCAGGCCGTGACGATCGCCGGGCAGATCGTCGCATCGCTGTGGGGCCGGGAGTCGGCCACTACCGCAAACGCCGCGCCGAGTATCGGCGTGTACCGCTGCGACCAGTTCGGCGCCGAGCTCGCCACGATCGTCGACCCGGCCGGCGCCCAGGGCGGCCTGGAGTTCGCGACCACCGCCGGTGGGGCGACCAAAACCTGCACGATCACCGCGGCAAACGTGGTCGACACCGCGATCGCGGCCGGTGAACGGCTGAAGGTCGCGCTCTTCATCGATAACGCGGTCGACCAGGGCGGCTCGGGAACGATGGGGACCACGCAGAACTGCCAGTTCTGGGTGAACGGCCCCAACGGCGCGGCGGGGCAGTCTCAGATTGCGTTCACCGAGACGATCCTGTCGCTGGTCCCGGTCATCTCCGGGGCGATCAAGCCGGCTATTGCGGGGCGGCCGACGAACCCGGGCCGTGAGGCCCCGTCGATCCTTTCAGGAGGCTAAGTCGTGGCCCGTGCCGCATCCGCCTATCGCGCTACCGGTCCCGGAACGGCAACGTTGCCCCTTGCCAGCCTGTACTCCCTGGGAACTGGCGGGATATGGCTGGTCGAGGTCGGCATCACCAATGTCAGCGCCCTTGCGTTCGAATGCACCTTGCAGCGGGTCAGCTCGACTGGCACGCAGGGTGCCGCTAAGACAGTCGTGTACGAGGAGCACGACACCAACTTCACCGCCAAAGCCGACGCTCGCGATACCCACACCGTCTTGCCGACCCTGGTGGCCGGCGAGATCCGCCGCGCGTCCATCGGCGCGTCGATCGGGTCGGGCATCATCTGGACGTTCGGTGGCCGTGGCCTGTTCCTCCCTTCCGGGACCGGCAACGGGTTCGCGTTGCTGCCGATCAATGGCACCGGCCAGAGCGCCGACGTGTATTGGTCGTTTGATCAGTGACCCTCGGGGGGTAGCTCATGCCACCTCGCCGGGGATATCTCAAGCCCCCAGCCCGGATCATCCGCCGCGGGTCGCGGATCCTCCGCCCGCTCGTCACCGGCGCGGTCTCCCCGATCACCAAGGTCGGCACCGACGGGACCACCGCCGCGACCGTGCAGGACACCACCCCAACCACCGCATGGCCCTCGGGGATCACCGACGGGGACCTGGTCGTCCTCGAGGTCACCTACGGGTCCGGTGGCACCCCGACCACCATCTCGCAGGCCAGCGGCGCGACGATGACGCTGGCAAGCGACCTGTCCGACACGTCCATCCGCACCGCGACCTACACCCGGTTCTTCGTCACCGGCGACACCGCCCCCACGTTCACCCTGTCCACCGCCCGCTCGTGGGCGACCCATGCGACCGCGTTCCGTGGGGTCGACACGGTCCACCGGTTCGGCCCCAACGACAACGACTTCCAGCAGACCGCCCAAGCGTCCTCCACCACTTACACCTCCGGGTCGCTCACCCCCGACGAGGACCTGGCGATGGCGGTCCTGGTGTGGGGTGGGAAGATCGCCGCTGGCGGGACGCAGACGATTACGGTGGCGTCCGGGTGGGCCGACACCGGCGCGATCAACCAGTGCAACATCGCGGCGACCACCAACGTCTGGTGCGACATCCAGTATCAGGCGCTCGGCACGGCGGCCGCGACCAGCGAGTCGGTGACGATCGGGACCGCCGCGGTCGGGCAGGGCACGATCCTGGCGTTGCAGCCGACGGCCGGTGGGACCAGCGCGACAGCTGAGAATGCGGTAGGCACCGGAAGTAGCCTCGATGCGCAGATCGCCATCGCCCCGAATGCAGAGAACGCCGCTGGGACCGGTGCCGCGCAAGACCCCACCCCCGGCGTCTCCGCCAACGCTGAGAACGCGGCCGGCACCGGTGCGGCATTCGACGCCACCGTTTCAACCATCAGCGGCCCCAATGCACCCGCAGAGGTGGCATCCGGCACCGGCGCGGCGCAAGACCCGACCGTCACCGTCGCGCCCAACGCGGAGAACGCAAGCGGCGTAGGAACGGCGCAGGACGCCACCGGGGGTATCGGAGCACAGGCAGACGCTGCAAGCGGCACAGGAACGGCCCAGGATCCCCTGGCGGCCATTGCAGCAAACGCCGAGAATGCCAGCGGCACCGGTCAGGCGCTCGATCCGACCGTAGTTGTGGGCGTCTTCGTCCCCGCCGAGAACGCTGCGGGAACAGCAGCAGCCCTCGACGCCACCGTCATCGTCGCCCCCGCCGCCCAGAACGCCGCCGGCACTGGCACCGCAGGCGACGCGACTGTTCTCACTGGCACGCTCGCCCAGGCCGAGAGCGCCGACGGCGCGGGATCCGCGCTCGACCCGACCATCAAGATCACCCCGAATGCCGAGAACGCGGCCGGGACGAGTGCAGCCAACAACGCCACGGTCGCATTCGGCAAGGATGCCCCCGCCGATATCGCAGCCGGAACCGGGGCCGCGCTTGACCCGACCGTGCGGATTAGCCCCGCCGCAGAGAACGCCGGGGGGACCGGCCAGGCGCTGGATGCCATGATCGTCTTCGAGCTCATCGTCATCTACGCCACCGGGGCCGCAACGCTCCAGTCAGCTGCCACCGGCACGGTAACCGCCGCCACCGCCAGCGGTGCTGCCGCCCTCCAGCTGGCCGCCACCGGGGAAGCGAGGACCCAGTGAACCTGCCGCTGCTGGCCGCAGAGCAGCACTGGGAATGCCCCAATTGCGACCTCGCCGATATGACACACGAGCAGCAACCCCACACCCGCTTCCACGCCTGCCGGGGCCTGCGGGGACTCACCGCGCCGATGGTCCCCGCCGGAACGCGCTGCAAGGTCGAGGCGGTCGATTGCCAGGACTACATCGGCCGCGAGCTTGTCCAACGCGACGGTGAGGGCCGCCCGAGGGCAGCCGTGTATGTGACCCGCGACGAGGGGCAGGACTGCGCGGTGCTGGCACCGTGCGCGACCTTGAGGATCCAACAATGACCCAGCAGCAACCAGAGCCCCAACAGACCGGGGCCGACGAGCAGCAGGACGACACCAGCCAAGCAGAAGCGTCCGCATCCGCGTTGGACGCCACCGTGAAGGTCGAGGAGGGCTAGCGTGGCCTGGGCAAATTCCAAGATGGGCCGGGACTTCTTCGGCACTCTATGGTCAGCCGGCACCCTCCCGACCGGATTCGCCGGCCTTGAGAACGCCGCCGCCGACGTCATCAAGGTCGTCCTCTACGACAACACCATCACTCCCGACAACGACGCGACCGTTACCAACTTCGCCTATGGCGCCGGGGTCTGGTCCACCACTGGCGGTGGCACTGGCACGCCACAGGTCTTCCAGGCCGGCCAGTGGGCCCAAGGCGGCCAGACGCTCGCCAACAAGCAGCTCCGTCCACCCGATGCGACCGCGCTCGCCGACACGATCTACTTCGACGGCGACGACACCGCATCCGGAGCAGCCGCGACCCTATCGAACATCGTCGGCGCGTTCGTCTACGACGACTCGACCACTGCCACCCCAGTCGACCTGGGCATTTGCTACAACTGGTTCTCGGGGGCGCAGCAGGTCACCAATGGCACGCTGACAGTCGTGTGGCACGCAAATGGTATTTGGCGCATAAGCCTCTGAGGAGCCCCTGACGTGCCAGCCTCCTACGACCTCGGCGACTCGGTCCTGCTGACGTTCACCGTCAGAGACGTCGCCGGTGCGCTCATCGACGCGACCGTGGTGCTGACGCTGACCAAGCCGGACGGATCCACGTCGACCCCGACCGTGACCCATGCGTCTCTGGGCACGTACACCGCCACGATCACGGTCGACCAGACCGGCCTGTGGCTGTACCGATGGACCGCGACCGGCGCGGCCACTACCGCAGAGGACGGCCAGTTCTACGTCCAGCCCGCCGCAACCGCGCAGGTCTACACCACCCGGGCAGAACTCAAAGCCGGCCTAGGGATCCCCCAGACCGACACGGTCGACGACGACGACCTCGATGATGCCATCCTCACCGCGAGCAGGGCTGTCGAGGGCGATACGCAGCGCACCTTCTACAAGACCACCGAGACCCGCACCCTCGAGCCCACCGACCGGTGGCACCTGCGGCTCGGCCCCTACATGGATCTGGTCTCCGTCACCACCCTGAAAACCGACTCGGACGGGGACGGCACATTCGACACCACCTGGGCCACCACGGACTACCAGCTCCTCACCGCCGACGGCACCCCCAACGTCAACGCCAGCCCCGAACCGCGTCCCTACCGGCGGATCAAAGCCATCGGCACGCAGACGTTCCCCTGCTCATGGGCGTGGCATCTCGGCCGCAGCGACCGCGTCCAGATCAACGGCACCTGGGGATGGCCGGCCGTGCCCGACCGGATCCGCCGCGCCACCCGCCTCGCCGCCGCGGAAATCTTCAAGCTCAACTCCGCCCCGTTCGGCGCGATCGGGATGGCCGACCTCGGCATCATCAGGGTCCGCGCGAACCCCAAGTACCAAGCGCTGATCAGTACCTATCAGCTCATGCCGGTTCCGGTGGCCTAGCTCGTCGAGAGAAAGTCCTGGCGGATCCAGTAGCACTTGCCGCAGTGCGGATCGCATTCGGCATAGATGCCGGGGATCGAGGCCACATCGCCCTTGTACTCGCCGTGCGCGCAGATGCAGGGCGCGTCCTCAGCGGTCCGCCCCTGATCGTCGAGCTGCAGCTCACCCATGCAAGGAGCTTAGCCCCTGATGGCAGCCCCCACCATCCGACAGGTCATCACCGCGATCGAAACCCGCCTGCTCACCATCCCCGGGCTGCGGGTGCTCGGCTACCAGGCCGACCAGATCAACCCCCCCATCGCGATCATCATGTGCCCCCCCGTCGCCTCCTACCAGGTCGGCTACGGCGACCGCCGCCCCATCCTCCAACCCGTCGTCCACGTCCTCGTAAGCTCCGCCGTCGACCGGGTCGGGCAGCTCCAGTTGGCGGACTATGCCGACCCCGACTCGGCCACCTCGATCCCCAAGACGATCGCCGCCGATCCGACCCTCGGCGGGGTCGTCGGCCAAGCCCAGGTCCTCAGCTTCGACCCGCTTACCGCGGACGAGGTCGGCGCGCTCGGGTACTACGGCGGCAAGTTCACGCTTCGGGTGGTTACGTGATTGTCCGCCTGACCTGCGATAATAGGTAAGAAATGGCCCCCGCGGCTTGGCAACCCGGGGGCCTGGCCATCACCTTTCTGGGAGGCGATGACATGGCCAAGCGTATCTGCTCAGAACCTGGCTGTGACGAGGTCCACTACGGACGCGGCTGATGCCACAAGCACTGGCAGAAGTTGCGATTCGCGGGCGCGGAGCGCAAGTGCTCGTTGCCAGGATGTGGCGAAGGCCACTACGCCAAGGACCTTTGCCGGGTGCACTACCGGCGCCAGCAGAAAACAGGCGATGTGCGAGCCAGCATACCCAAGCGCGCATGGGGCCAGCAGCACTGCTCTATCCCCGGCTGCCCTGAGCCATATGACGCCGGCGGCTACTGCAACAAGCATTACCTGCGGCAGCGGAAGTACGGCGACGCGAATTACGAGGTGCATCACGCGGGATGGCGTGGCGATGAAGTCGGCTACACAGCCATGCATGAGCGCATCTACCGGACACGCGGTTCGGCCACCGATCATGCCTGCCGACGGTGCGGCAAGCCGGCCGAAGACTGGGCCTATGACCATAGTGACCCGAGCGAGCGGATAGAGCTGGGCAAGGGCCCATATAGCACTGACCCGGCGCGCTATATGCCGCTGTGTCACTCCTGCCACATGAAGCTCGACCACAACGGTTGGGACTAGCGAGGGGCTCCCTCCGCTAGCCAGAGCAAGGAGGGAGAATGCCCCCTACCGCCATTACGGCCAGTGTGAGGTTTTTTAGGCCGGGCGTCACGAAAGTGTACTGGGTCCGCAACATCGTCCTCTACACCGCCCCCACCCGCCTCGAGATCAATAGCGGAACAGACCTTTCGGGCGAAATAGCCGAACTGAGCGGTTGGCAGGTCGCGTCCGACACGATCCCTACACCCGACTTGGGCACGCGCTTTGTGCCCAAGATCGCCGGGCGGATCAACGCGGACGATTCGAGCATTTCCTTCTACGCCAGCAGCACAGGGTTCACCGACGCAAGGTCCGTACTCCCACGCGACACGACAGGGTTTCTCCTGATCATGGACGGTGGGGACGTCGCTACGACTGGGCGCTTTGACGTGTTCCCAGCCACTGTGACCAGTGTGCCCAAGCTGCGCGCCCTGGAAGACCCAGCGCAGGTGCAGGTCACATTCGCTGTGACCAGGGTCCCCGCTGAGGACCTGGTCATCCCGGTCTGATGGGCGACCTCGCGGTCACGATCCTCGAATCGAAGGATCTCAAGGACCTCAATCGAGCCTTCAAGAACGTGGCTGACGGCAAGGAGCTCCGCAAGGAGTTCACCACTGGGCTGCGGAATATCTTGAAGCCTTTGGTGCCCGAGGTCCGTGCTGCCTATCTGGCGTCTCCGTCGATGGGGCATGGGGGGATGAGCCGCGCCCAGGCGGACCGTGCGGATCTCCGCGCGCTGCTGGCGAAGGCGACCCGGGTGGAGGTGAAGCTGTCCGGCAAGCAGGTGGGTGCGCGGATCCGGGTGGATGGCCGGCGTATGCCCTCGGGGCTGCGCGGGCTTCCCAAGGCATGGGAGGGCCAGGGTGGGGCCCGCTGGCGTCACCCGACGTGGGGGAACCGGCAGCGGTGGGTGCAGCAGCGCCCGCGGCCCACCTTCTGGCGGGTCGTGGCGCCGCATCAGGACCGTGCGATTCGGGAGGTCGAGGAGATCGCTAACCGGATCGTCAGGAAGCTGGAGCGTGCAGTGTGAGCGAGAACGGGCACGTCGCGACCGAGGTCGCGGAGCAGGTCGTCGCGGAGGCGGTGGCGCCGGCGAAGCTGTGGCTGCATCCGGATGCGCTCCGCCCGCGGGACTACCTGCGTGGCAAGGAGGCGCTCAAGGACGTGCTCGGGGACCGGCAGTCGTGCTACGACTTCCTCGGCACCGACGAGATGTACACGTGGCTGATCTGGGCGCTCCGCTCGAGGGAGGATCCGTCGTTCACGTGGGACCAAGCGCTGGATACCGAGTTCTCCGAGTTCAGCATGGGAGATGAGCGGCCCCCTCCTCCGACCCGGACGGCCGGGTCCGGTGGCAGCAGCGGCAACACGCCCGCAGGGAACAGCTCCACGCCGAGGCGGCAGAGGCCCGCGCCCGCGCCCAGTTCATCCAGTGGTTCGGGCTGACCCGCGCCGAGTATGACGAGCTGACGTTCCAGCAGATCAGGGCGTGGACGGCATGGATGGCCCGGCAGGGTGGTCAACGACCAGAAGCTGCGCCGTCAGCGTGGGATGACTAACCCCATGGCCATACGCCGGTCCTGACTTCGACGAGCAGGTATGCCGCTCGTGCAGCCATGAGCACCACGGCGGCCCAGAGCATCAGCCAGGCAGTGGAAGATCGTCTCATATCGATTCCCCCTAGTGGCTGCGTCCAGTAGCCCTGGCCCATGCTTCCACGTCGGCCCAGTGCCAGACGGGGCGTCCGCTGACGAGCATGAACTCGGGTGGGAACGGGATCCATGGTGGGCCGGGTGGGTTCTTGTGGCGGTACCGCCAGGAGCTGACGGTACGGGGAGAAACCCTGAGACGCGACGCGATCTCAGGGATCCCCACCAGGTCAGGTTGGCTACGAGGTTGCATCGACCGAGGTGACGCGTGCGGTGAGCCGCTGGTTGGTCGATGCGGTCTGGGTGACCTCCTGGTCGTAGGTGTAGCTATCACCGGCCACGGTGAAGCTGTGGATCTCCGGGCCGTCCTGCCCGCCGCGGACCTCGTAGGTGACCTGATAGGTCACGTCGGGGTCGAAGGCGCTGGAGTCCAGCGTGACATCCGGCTCGTAGGTGATCACGCTGCCGGCGTCGCCGAAGTTGTCCTTGCTGACGATCTTCACCTTGACGGTGATGTCGCTGGGCTGGGGGTCGAAAGTCGGGGTCGTGTCGGGTGTGGTCATCGGGGTGGCGGTGCCGGGGAACGTGTTGGCCGGTAGGGCGGTGACGGCAGGAGTCGAGCTCGTGGTGGCCTGATTGCCGTCGACGACCATCGTGGCGAGCAGGATGATGCCGCCGAAGAAGATTCCCAGCACCACCCACACGACGCGGGTGCGGTGCCAGAACGATTCCTTGTGCGGCGGGATCGGCGGGGTGATGGGCGGGCCCCATCCGGGGGCCTGCGGGGTCTGGGTGTCCATGGAGGTCCTTCCTCTTGGGAACACCATCACTGTAGACCTACTGACTGCACTCTGTCGACCGTGAGACGGTAACGAGAGGGTAACAGTGGACCGAGCCGTACGCTTCGACCTGATCCTCAATTCCCGTAAGTACGTCAGCGGCGGCAGAGACGCGGTCAGGGCGAACCATCAGATCACCGAGAGCACCAAGCGGGCCGGCAACGCGCTCAAGGCCGCTACCGCCGCGTTCTCGGTCGGTGTGGTCGTCTCGCAGATGCGCAATTGGGTCGCCGCGGCGCGGGACTCGAACAAGACTGCCGCGCAGACTGCCACGGTGCTGAAGTCCACGCACGGGGCGGCGGGGCTCACGGCTGACCAGTTCGCCAAGCTCGCTGGCCAGATCAGCAAGACGTCCGCCGTGGATGATGACCTGATCCAGTCGGGTGAGAACATCATCGCCACGTTCACCCAGATCCATGGGGACGTCTTCAAGAAGACCACGCAGGCCGCTGTGGATATGGCGGCGGCGATGAACCATGGCGAGGTCACCCAGGAGGGTTTGCAGTCCGCCAGTATCCAGCTCGGCAAGGCGCTGAACGACCCGGTGAAGGGCCTCTCGGCGCTCCAGCGTGTGGGTGTCACGTTCTCGGCGCAGCAGAAGGACCAGATCGCCAACTTCGTCAAGGCCGGACAAACGGCCAAGGCGCAGGGTGTGATCCTGGCGGAGGTGAACAAGGAATTCGGCGGCAGCGCGGCCGCGGCGGTGACCCCAGCGAAGCAGCTCGCGGTCACCTGGGGGAACATGCAGGAGGTCCTCGGCAACCTGCTGATCCCCGCGATCGACCGTGGCGCACAGATCCTGAACTCGATTCTCGGGGTGGTTGATCGGAACCGGACCGCCTTCGGGGTGCTGTTCGGGGTGCTCGGCACTGGTGCTGCGGTCATCGGGACGCTGGTCGTGGCTGAGAAGGTTCATAAGGCGGTCACGGAGGGGCTTGCGGTTGCCACCAAAACAGCGGAGGTCGCGCAGAAGGGCTTGAATCTCGTCTTCGGTGCCACGAAGGTGCAGGCGACTGCGGTTGCGGTCGCGGAGGGTGAGGTCGCCGTTGCCACGACCGGAGCAGGCGCAGCTGCGGGTCGCACGTCGGTGGCATTCGGCGCGCTGGCGACCCGCCTGGGTCTGCTCGGCGCCGCTGTTGGGGCGGGCGTGTACCAGGGCACCCAGTTCGACGATTCGCTGCAGAAGCTGAAGGAGCACTCCAACCCGCTGGCGACGGCGCTCGACAAGCTGTTCACCATCACGACCATCGGTGGCGGCAAAACCAAGGAAGCCTCGAAGGCTACGCGGGAACAGGGACTACAGACTGCCTACGCGGCGCAGCAGACGGAGATGCAGCGACAGGCGATGGTGGCGTCCTTGCCGGCCTATCAGACCGCCGCTGACAAGGCTCGACTGAACGCGGACGCCATCAAGGAGATGTCCGGGAAGCTGAAGGAGGCCCGCGGGGAACTCGCGCAGAACCGCCAATCGATGGCGCAGACGATCCAGTCCTACGACGGGCTGATCAGCAAGAGCAAGGTGACCGCCGCCGAGGTCGTCAAGGACATCCGCAACCAAGTGAGCAACTTCAAGACCTACTCGTCCGACGTGCACCGGCTGATCAAGGCGGGTGTGAACCCGGCCGCGATCCAGGAGCTCTCCCAGAAGGGTCCGCAGTACATCCACGCGCTGGCAAGGGGGTCGGCCTCTCAGCTCAAGGACTACAAAGCCACGTGGGTAGCCCGGAACCAAGAGATCAAGACCAGCTTCGCGGCCTCGATCGACGCGCAGTACCGCAAGCTCGCCGCGCAGATCCGCAAGATGCAGGCGGAGATCAACAGGCTCAAGGGCAAGACGATCACGATCAAGGCGCGGACCAGTGTGGAGATTACCGCATCGGTGCGGCAGTACCTGGCCGCCAGCAACGTCCCCGGGTTCCACGCCAAGGGCGCGCTGATCCCCGGCTATGGCGGTGGGGACATCTACCCGGCGATGCTGGAGCCCGGCGAGGCGGTCATCCCCAAGGACAAGGCAAGGCGGCCCGACTTCAAAGCATGGGCCAAGGCCATGGGGATCCCCGGGTTCCAGTTCGGCGGGCTGGTCACCCGGTATTACAACCCGACCGTGTCGGAGACCCGCCGGATTGGCCAGTCGATGGCCAACGTCGCCGCCTACGTGATCAAGCAGCTCGGCGGTGGCAACCCGGCGATCAAGGCGTTCATCCGCTCGACCGATCCGCTCCCCTACATCTGGGGCGGCGCAGGGCCTGGCGGCTACGACTGCTCCGGGCTGACCGGCGCGGTGTTCGGGCAGATGACCGGCCGGGGCGGTGGCCATGGGCAGCGGTACTTCACCACCGCGAGCAACTTCGGCGCGCTCGGGTTCAAGCCCGGGGGTGGTGGGGCCTACACGATCGGTGTGAACCGGGCCGGCGGGCACATGGTCGGCAACTACGGTGGGCTGGCGTTCGAGGCCGCCAACACCCGCGCGGGGATCCGAATCGGCGGCGCGGCGCGGAGTGTCGGGTCGATGCCAGCGCTGTACCACATGGCCAAGGGCGGGCTGGTCGGGGCGCTAGACCGAGAGGCGCTCCGGTGGCTGACGGACCAGCGTCTGGCGATTGGGGGGGATGCCGCCAGGCTCCGCGTTGACCGCTTTGACCGCGGCGGCATGCTCCTCCCTGGCCATCTTGGCTACAACGGTACCGGCCGGGCCGAGCCGGTCGGCCTGGACGAGGATCGGTTGGCCCGCAAGATCGCCGTCGCGCTGGTCGAGGCGTTGCGCACATCCCCACCGCGGGTGGCGGTCGACGACATCCATACCGGCTTGCTCCGGAAGAAGAACGCGCGGACGGGCGGCATGAGCCTGGGGTTGTCGTAGGTGGCGGACTTCGCTTGGCAACACAAGGTGGAAATCGCCTTCGCCTCCCAGCCGATGGCCGCATCCCCGACCTGGACCGACATCTCTACCTACGCGTCAGCGGTGAACCCGCTCAGTATCTCCCGTGGCCGCCCGGACGAGTTCTCCGACGTGCAGTCCGGCACGATGAGCCTGCTGCTGAACAACGCCGATGGCCGGTTCACCCGCGACCGTCCCGCCTCGCCGTATTACCCGAACGTGCGGAACGGCCGGCGGATCCGCATCTCCATCATCTACTCGTCCACCACCTATGTCCGGTTTGATGGGCATGTGAACGAGTGGCCGACCACGTGGGAGGAGGGCACTGGCGCGGCGCAGTCGTGGGTGGCGATCACCGCAACGGACCGGTCCAAGCGGTTAGGGCAGACCGGTGAGCTCCGCAGCATGATCGAGGAGGAGGTCCTTCGCGATGCGGTCGCCGCCGACTCGACGCACGGATCCGCCTATTACCCGCTCAGCGAGCCGGCGGAGGCGACCTCGGCGGGCAGCATCACCGTCCAGCCGCAGGGGCCCGCCACGGTCCGGCAGGTCGGCTCGGGGGGGACGCTCGAGTTCGGCAGCGGCACGGGCCCCGGGACTGATCAGCTGTCGGCGCCGCTGTTCACCCCCGCGTCGCCGACTGGGGGGAAGCTGCTGGATGCGACCTTGCGAACCGGAGTCGGCGGGGCCACCGGGATCACGTTGGAGGGGTTCTTCCGCGCGGAGGGGACGGTCAGCTCGATCGCGATCGTGGGGATGCTCCAAGCCCCCGCCGGCGCGACCGCGGAGCTGCGGATCTCCGCTGGGGGGAAGCTGTCCGGTGCGGCGTGGACCGCGGTGGACGGCGGCTACTACTTCAACCTCGAGTCCCTGGCACGGGTCGACGACGGCCGCACGCATCATGGCGCGCTGACCCTGTCGATCTCCGGGTCCACGGCGACCGCCCGGCTGTACCTAGACGGCGCGCAGGTGGACTCGACGACGTTCACGGTCACCGCGCTCAGCACCTACCAGCGGCTGACGATCGGTGGGGACCCGAAAGCGGGCCGCCTGTTCTCGGGCACGCTGTCGCATGTGGCGGTCCACTCGGCCGCGCTCAGCGCCACCCGGGTCGCCGCGCACGCGCAAGCCGGGCTGACGGGGCTTGCGGGGGAGCGGACCGACCAGCGGATCGGCCGGATCGCCGACTGGATCGCCCTGCCCACTGCTGACCGGTCCTTCGACGTGGGCAACGGCACCATGGGGGCGCAATCGACCAGTGGGCAGCAGCCGATCGAGGCGCTCCGCCAGGCCGCCTCGGTCGAGTCGGGAGTGCTGTTCTTCTCCCGGACGGGGACGCTGACGTTCCACAACCGGTCCCGCCGCTACAACCTGAGCCCCACGATCACCCTCGACATCGCGCAGCATCACATCGCCCCCGACCTCACCTTCCCCGGCGACGACTTCGGGCAGGTCAACGACATGACCGTCTCCCGCCCGGACGGCGCGGCCGCACGGTTCACCGACCAGTCGAGCATCGACGAGTACGGCCTGTACCGGGACTCGGCGGAGATCCCCACCGGCAGCGCGGACGAACTGTCCAGCGCAGCGTCGTGGCGGGTGAACACCTACGGGCAACCCCACATCCGAGTGCCGACCGTGACGGTGAACCTCCACAGCCCCTATGTGGCCAGCCTGATCCCGAGCCTGCTTGGGGCGGACATCTCCACCAAGATCAGGTTGGCGAACCTCCCGTCGCAGGCGCCCGCGAGCACGGTGGACGTGTTCGTGGAGGGCTATTCGGAGCAGTTCACCGGCGATACGTGGACGCTCAGCTTCAACTGCTCCCCCGGCGACATCTATGACGTTTGGGCGCTGGGGGTGGCGGGCCACAGTGAGCTCGGCGTGACGACTCGGCTGGCGCAGGCCGGCGCGACCGCGCCCGCTGGCGACTACTCCGACACCTACTCGGATACCTACTGAGCGAAGGCGGCCCTGTGGCGAGCAAATACCTGAACAGGGTGGCGATCGACGACGACACCACCATCCCCGACGACCCGATCACCCCCGGATCAACAGGGCATCTGGCGCATCATCAGAACCTCGCGCAGGCCGTCCGGATCCTTGAGGCGTTCGCTGCGACCGGGTCCACGCTCGTGCCGTCGGCGAGCACCTATCTCGCTGGGACTGGGCCGGGGACGGCTGATTTCGTCAGCGTCTCGCTGTTCCCCCAGCAGCATGACGTGCCGTGGGAGTTCGTCACCGTCACCGCCCCGACCACCCACGGCGTCCCATGGCGAGTCGAGAAGCCGGGGACGCTCCTGTCGATCCGGCTGATCATGGGCGCCAATGCCACCGGCACAGTCACAGTGGACCTGCTGAAAAATGGCGCGTCGGTGTTATCCACCAAGCCGTCGATCTCGGCAGGTCAGGACATCAACACCAACGCCCCTGCCTTCTCCAACACCGCACTGATCGCCGACGACCGGTTGAAGCCGCAGATCACGGTCGGGTCGGACGCTATTCCGCTGCTGGTGATCCTCAACTACCGGGACAACTGATGCCCCTGTCGGCCAAGCTGGTCCCGAGCTCGGGGTGCCTGTTCGGGATGTGGGTCGGCACAAGCTGTGGGGACACGGCCGGGCTGCTCAGCACCCGCATCCACAACATCGAAACCACCATCGACCGGACCGACGCGACCAACGGCCTGCTGAACATCTTCCACGACTACACCAACTGGGACACGTTCACCAGCGCGTTCCCCGCCGGCAGCGAGGCGACCCTGGCCAACGAGGGGCGCCTGTTCCTCTGCAACTGGACCCCGAAGACCGCCGCCGGCGCCAAGCTGCTGTGGGCTGACATCGCCGCGGGGACCTACGACTCGAGCTATGTGATCCCAACCGCCACCAAGATGCGGGACTTCGGCCAGCTGTTCTTCCTGGTGTTCCACACCGAAGCCAACCACTTCTCAAGCGACTTCGGCGTCACCGACACGTGGGGCACCTCGGCGCAGTACGTGGCCGCCTACCAGCACGTCTGGAACGTGTTCCAGAGCGTGGGCGCGACGAATGCGGTGTGGGTGTGGAACGTCACCGGGTACGGCTTCGCGAACATGCCGCTGTACCAGGCGATCTACCCCGGTGACACCTACGTGGACTGGGGGTCGTTCGACCCGTACTCGTCGGGCGGGTCGGGTGGGTGGGAGGACTACGCCTACGTCACGGGCACCAAGTACCCGCTGTACCAGTGGTGGACGGGCACCCACCCGACCTACAACAAGACCGGCGCGCATGACAAGCCGATGATGTGGCAGGAGTGGGGCGCCGAGGAGTACAACCTCGCCCCCAACGGCGGTGCCTACCCGAACACCAAGGCCGGCTTTTTCGACCAGGTCCACTCCGGCCTACGCGGTGGGGACTACCCACTCACCAAGGCGATCGTCTATTACAACTCGACCGGTGGTGGCGGGCAGAACTGCATCGACTCGAGCTCGCAGGCGCTGGCGGCATTCAAGAGCCTGGCCGCCGACCCGTTCTTCAACCCGGACCGCAGTCCGACCCCACCGCCACCGCCGGGGACGATCGCGCTGCGTGGCGCCTCAAGCGTGGCGATCAACAAGGCCAAGACAGCTGGGGTGCCGGTCCCTGCGACCGCGCAGGCCGGCGACGGGCTGGCAGTCTTCCTCGGGGTGACCCGGTCGGCGCTGCGGAACTCCTGTGAGGGCACCAATGCGACCAGCATGACAGTCGCCAACTCCAACTCGAGCGGGTCCAACCCGGTCCAGGTCGTCACCGCCACCGCCCCACAGTATGACACCAGCCAAAAGCACTCCGGCTCCTCGTCGTGGCATTGCAGCCTCACAGCTGGGACCGACTGTCATGGGGACTGGACGACCAACTTCGGGAGCCCATCGACGTACTACGGACGGGTCTACTTCCGGAAGAGTGCCTCCCCAGCGGCGATCTGCCGGATGTTCCACCAGAACTCCGCAGCCAACGCGGTCCAGTGGGGCATCGGTCTGGACACCAGCGGGAACCTGATCGTCCGTGACAACGCCGCCGCGGTGACCCGTCTCACGATGTCCACGACGATCACCACCAACACCTGGCATCGCGTCGAATGGAAGGCGGTGTGGACCGGGTCGCAAATGACCGTGACGGTGCGGCTGTACCTGGACGCGCTGGCGTCGGAGACGACCCTGGACGAGGAGAAGACCTCGACCACGTTCGCGCAGGCCGCCGCGCCGGGGAACTACAAGTTCGGGCTGATCTTCAGCGCTGCCAACACCTACGACCTGTACGTGGACGACTTCGGCCTGGACACCACCGACTGGCTCGGCCCCGCCGGCACCCCCGCTGTGGTCACCGCACCAGGAGGGCTCGCCCAGCTCGGCACCGACACCAACGTGACGGGCTCGATCGAGCTGCTCACCCAGGCGTACCGGAAGACCGTCGGCGCTGGCGATCCCGGCTCGACCCTGACGTTCACCACCGACGTGGAGGTGCACGGGTCGGTGGTGCTGGTCTGCTGGTCCGGGACCGACCAGACCGCCCTGGAGGATGTGATCGCGGTCGCCCAGCGCCAATCCAGCAGCACTACCGTCACCAGTCCAAACGTGACATCGACGGTGGCCAGCGACTGGATCATCACCGCCTACTTCGACCGTGCCCTGGCCGGCTCGGCGGCGACCAGCGTGTGGACCCCACCAACCGGGGATACCCTGCGGGCCTCCAGCTACGGCACTGGGACCGACGGGCGGGTCGCCGGTGGTGTCAGCGACGATGGGGTCGGCCACGCCGTCGGGACCTACGGCAGCAGGGTCGCGACCGCCAACGCGACCAGCTTCCTGGCATCGGCGTGGACGCTGGCGATCCGGCCAGCTGCGGCGGCCAGCAGCAGCCAACACTGCGGGTTCCTCGTCCATCCAGCCTGATCCCGATTCGAGGTGAGCCCCGATCGCTGTCCCATCCCCGCAAACCTGGGCGGCCGCCAG